ATTCCACCGAAGTAAAACGGATGTGTGTCTTCGTCCTGAAGCGCCCATTCCATGTCCTGCTCCGCCCTGAACTTATTATTCAAGAGCGGTTCGGCGGCGAAGCGATCGCATATTCTCTGAATCATGTTCATGATGTGTCTATGACCGTTTGCTTTCTTTGAATAATCGCAACACCCTAAAAGAATATCCGTTGTTACTGTCCACGGATTATCGTCATCCAGTGTTTTCCCATTATCCAGCTTCACAATAAAGTACGGGAAGAATTGAGAATCGTCTTCTTCATCATCTGCCACAATCGGAAGAAACTGCTCATATCCTTTTACTCCCGTTACCGTTTCGCCGGATGTATTCTGTGTCTGAATGTCCTGAAGGATTTTCTCAATCTCTTCAATTAGTTCTCTTTGTAGTTCTGCTGCCGTCATCCTTTTACCCCACTATCTTCTTAACTTCTGCCTCGATGTTTTTCCGAAGGTCTGATTGTATCGGTTTCCGAAGATCACCTGCCATTCCACGTTCTCCTTCGTACACTTTTTCAATCATTTTCGGTACAGAGTTTGAATGCAGCACTTTGAGAGGAAATCTGCTTTTTCCTTGCCTCTGCATGACAAGCCCATCCCGTTTGAATGCTTTTCCTCCTTGCGAACTTATCAGCTGTTTCAATCCTCCCTTTACAATGTCGGCGGATGCAGCTGCGCCTCCCTTTTTCGCTTTGCCTGCCCTGTTTTTAAACCGGATAACAGTCAGAGGTTTCCCGTCTGCGTCGATTGACGCTGTCAGGTTTCCCGTGGAAGCTGCCCGGATTTTCATGTGATTATTAAATCCGACCTGCTTCACCGTATATGCCCCCTGTGCGCTCTGTGCAATTCTTTTTCTGGCCTGTCTTGCCGTTTTATTTACGGCATTCTTGAACACCTGCGGGGCCTTGCTTTTCATGTTTCCGAGTTTCTTCTCGACGTAGTCCAGTTCCGCCCGGTTTACCTCGTAAACAATCATGCTCTGTTCGCCTCCAATGTGATCGAATACACCCCATCTTCCGATATGGCATCCGCAACACGATACATCCTCTTATCCAGACTAACAGATGCTCCCTGTTTCGGAAGCGGCCCGTAATCTTCCGCTGACACATACATCAGTATCTGCTTCACGTATATTCCGTCCATGTGCTGATTGTAGCGCTTCTCACGCTCAATCTGCTCATTGTTGTCAATCTGTGCGGCCATCGGTTTTCCGTTGACAGTGTGCATTTCCGAGAACTCTTCTACATTCAGGAAAGTCTGCTTCACATCGTTTTTAATGATGTCCTTAAATGTCATTGCGTCTTCCTCTTTGCGGCCCCGGTCTTTGTGGTTCCAGTCTTTGTCCTTGTCTTTCCTGCTTTTCGTGCAGGAGTTTCGGGAATGCGTCCCACAAGATCGTCCGCTCCACTGCTACTCATTCCCGCCATTCCCGGAGTAGCTGTTACCGGGATTGCCTTTGCATCCGGTTTCTCTGGTTCGGTCTCTTCCTTCCAGATTGCCGTTCCTGCATCAATCCACAGTTTTGTCATCTCCGGGTCATTCACGGGAAGGCTTTCGCCCGTGCCGTACTGGTGCGCAAGATATAGCACGGGCCGCAGTGCGATCAGCTGCCTCATGCGTTAATTTTCACCAGCACCGAAGTGTCAGCTGCTGCCGCTGTTTCCACAGCGAATCCTGCTGCCACATCAGAGGCCGTGGTGCTGATTTTTCCATCATCGGAGAGATATACTTCTGCTCCTGCTTCGATTTCTCCTTCTGCCTTCTCGAACCGGAATACTCCTGTCACATGCAGGCTTCCTGTCTCTCCCGGTGCGATTGTCATTCCTGCCACAGCAACTCTCTTTCCGAATGCCATCACAGTATTTGCCTCAATGGTCGCAGTCGTGTTGTTCTTAAAGTCAATAGCCTCTCCACGCTGCCAGAATGCTGCTTTGCTCATGGTTTATCCTCCTTCCTTACGCAAGTTCAAGTTTGGTTTCCACTTTGACTCCCGGATTCTTAACGATTCCACGGTAATCCATGACAGAAATACCCCAGTCAAGAAAGATATCCCAAATGAAGCCAAGCTGTCCCGGCGCTTCCATTCTTCTGATCGTCGGAATCTCCTGCCCGTTCAGATAATCTACCTGAATGCCGTCGCAGTCTCCTTCCGCTCCGAATAACCACCACGGCATGACATTTCCCATGCCTCCGCACAGCGCATTGATTGTCGGGTCCTCAACAACCTCGATGGAATCCTTATACTGATAGAGCGGATTGACAGCCTGCGTGTTGTCCGTTGTGTTGATTGTCTGGGAATAGAAAAGCGTATACATATCAAATTTCATGCCAGACGGTACAACGATCTTTGCCGGATTGATGATGATTGCTTCCCCGAACTGGTCCAGCTGATTCGCCAGAGCCATAATCATTGTCTGCATAGCGTCCTGCGTCACCCCGGTTCCCTGTTTCAGCAGGTTTTTGTGGTTTGCTCCAAAAAGCGGAGTTCCGTCATAAATCGCCGCATTGTTCACGATAATCTGGAATACCTGTTTGTTGATGGTCTTTCTGGCCGCAGCCGCATACCGTGCCGGAAGGGAAGTCACGAGGCTGATGTCATCATCAATGAACGCTTTTCTGGACAGAGTGAACTGACGGCCATATGTCTTCAGCTTTCTCTGCGGCAGTTTGTCATCCTTGAACACATCATGCTTCAATTCCCCATTCTCCGGCACTTCCAGAAACTCTCCCACAGGTCCGGCAATATAATAATTGTCGTGTGTTTTAAAGTCAGGCAGACTTCCTTTCTTCGTAAATCTGTCGAATGTTACAGAGGCTTTCTTGTGTCCTTCCTTATATGCCTTTTCGATAGTCTGGTCTAAGATCGCCGGGAATGCAGCTTCAGGATTATAGAATCCTCTTGCCAGAATGGAATATAATTCATCTGAATTTTTTCTGTTCAGGCCCTTTTCGCTTGTCCCGTCCATCTGAAGGCATTCAATAGCCAGATCACGCATTCGCATTCCCATCATCTGTCTTGAACCATCTGCCGGATTTTCAATCTGAAGACCTGCTTTCAGCATAAGGGAATCGACTGCTGCTCTGCGGAACTTGTCTTCTGCGCTGTCTGTTACGGTTGCCCCCGTACTGATCGGTGCTCCGTTCTTCCTCATATGCTCGATCACTGCTTCTCTCACCTGCTCCACGGTGCTTCCGTTGTCGATGTAGCTTCTTGCTTCCATCCCAAAATCACGGCACATTTCCTCAATCTGCCGGATTCGGTTTCTCTCGTTCTCTGCAATAGTGCGAGAATTTTCTCCATCGTCTTCTCCGTCCCCTTCGCCTGTTGCGGCTCCCTTCTGCCCGTCTGCTGCACTTCCTCCGGCCGCTCTGTCAAGTGCCTCGATTGATCTCTGTAAACTGTCAAACTCGGCTCTTTCGTCTTCTGTCATCGCTCTGCCTGCCGTTCTTGCCTGCTGCAAGAGTTCTTTCTGGCGAGCGAGCATCTGCTCTCTAGTCATTTTCCTTGTCCTCCTTTAGAGATATTCATGTTATACTGAAGCTGTCGAATATAGGTTTCATAGACTTCGTCGATTCCTCCGTCCATTGACCGTCCCACTCCGACCGTAGGGTCTGCCGGGACGCTCACAATGCTCACTTCGTAAGGCGCCCACCTCTTTGCGATTGAGCACGGGCCAGTGAATCTACCGTCCTGCGATGCCTTATTCGGCATTACTTCCTCCCAGTCTTCCACCAGATATCCGACAGACACTCCCTTCAGAGTGCCGGATTTCACTTTCTGGTAGATGATTTCTGATTCAGCATCAGAATCGAATGTAATTTCAGCGCATCCTCTTGCATTCTCAATCCATGCTTTATTGATCTTCCCTATAACCGCATCTCTTTTGTGATTATAGAGCACGACTCCGATTGAGTTCAGCCGGGTCAGATCAACACATTCTTCCGAATGGTCCAGTATTTCCTGACCGAACCACCTCGAATATGGCTCTTCTGAAGAAAACGAAATGACAAATGTTCTTTCATTTCCCTCTCCTTCCACCGCCCGGATTTCGCAGTCCATAAGCGCTCTTATGCCCTTATTCTTTTCCAGTTTCTCCGTCTCCTTCGGTTCCGCCCTTTGCAGGAGACTTCTCTGCCTCTCCGCCGCCTGCGCCATCGTCAGTCCCTTTCGGAGCGCTGCTGCTTTCCTTTTTCGCTGATGTTTTGGCATTAAATAT